TGAATGTATTCTAACTAAATAAAAAAAAGATTTAAAAATGTCTGAAGTCAGAGTTGACAACATAACAGGAGAAAATAAAACTGATGCAGTTAAGTTTACTAAAGGTATATCTGTAACTGGTGTTGCCACTGTTGGAAATGTGTCAGTCGCAAGTTCTGTGACTGCTGCAACTCTCTTTGGAAATGGTGCAGGAATAACAGGTATAACCGCAGGTAAATTATTAAGGAAAACATTTTATGAGATTCCTAGACAAGCTGCTAGTTTTGCCAGTTTTCCAAATGATGATACTGCTCCTCAAATTACAGAGGGAGTAGAATATTTTTCTCAATCATATACTCCAAGCACTGCTAATTGTGATTTGTTTATTTTTTGCACTGCTGGTGTTAGGGAAACTCAAAACATAGCAGATGATGTAGGCATGGCATTATTCATCAATGATCAGACAGATGCATTAAGAGTTGTAACTGAATATTGTTCATCTAGTGTCGTTCATGGTGCTATTTTAACTATTGCTCATAAAATGCCATCTTGGGGTGTGTCGGCAAAAACATTTTCACTAAGATTGCATAAAGCTGATTCAATAAATTATGCAGCATTCGGGTACGCACAACAAAAATATGGAGCATCAACTCATGCATCCTTATTTTCTATTGAAGAAATCTCAACTTAATTAAAATGTCAGAAATTAAAACCACAAAGTTAATAGGAGAAACTGGTGTTGATGCAGTCAATTTTACTAGTGGTCTAAACGTAACTGGCGTATCTACTGCCACAAACGTATCAGTCGCAAGTTCTGTTACTGCTGGTACTCTTTTTGGAAATGGTGCAGGATTGACAAATGCTGGTGGAGGAATTTTATTAAAAAAGACAGCTTATACTGTTACTAGACAAGCAATTACTCATGCTACTTTTCCAGCTGATGATACTATTCCACAAATTAATGAAGGCACTCAGTTCTTTTCACAGGCATATACACCAAGCAACCATCCCTGCGATATAGTTATTACTACAAGTTGCAGAGTAGGAGAAACTTCTAACGTAGGTGATATAATGGCTATAGCATTATATATAAACGACAGCACGGATGCTTTACGAGTAGTGAGTGGATTAAATGGCCCTAGAAGCAATAAACATAATTATAATATGATTCTTGTTCATAAAATGTCATCTTGGAGTGGTGCAAAAACTTTATCACTCAGAGCATCTGGAGGAAATGCTATAAATTATGCAGCTGGTGGTTTTGACGCATTCGATGCACAAAGATATGGAGCAGCAACTCATGCTTCATTATTCATTATTGAAGAGATCTCAACTTAACTAAAATGTCAGAAATCAGAGTCGAAAACATACTAGGAGAAAACGGTGTTGATGCGGTTCAGTTAACAAAAGGAATCAATGCAACTGGAACTCTCACTAGCACAAATGTATCAGTCGCAAGTTCAATAACTGCTTCTACATTTCATGGAAATGGTGCAGGAGTAACAGGTGTAACTGCAGGTTCATTATTAAGGAAATCATTTTACACTATTGCTAGACAATCTATATCAAATGTCTCTTGGCCAGGTGATGATACTATTCCACAAATTAATGAAGGCACACAATTTTTTTCCCAAGCATATACACCATCTACTGCTAATTGTGATTTATATATTTACTGCTCCGCTGGAATAAGAGAACGCTCAAATATAGCTGATGATTTGGGTTATGCATTATTTGTCTCTGGAACTAACGATGCATTAAGAGTAGTAACTAGTTACATGTCAGGTTACTGTCAGGGGGAACATGTTCATATGTGGCATAAAATGCCATCTTGGGGTGTATCAGAAAAAACATTTTCACTTCGGGCACATAAAGCTAATGCGATAAATTATCAGGCAGTATATAATGGTTTTTTCCAAGAAAAATATTCACAAGCTGCTTCTGAAACCTTATTCATCGTTGAAGAAATTGCGACATAAAAACAAAATCATAAATTTGTGATATAATAAGAAAATATTAAAATTATAAATTACTATTTTAAGGGTTACATGAACTTTACTGTCTATTCAAAGGAAGGGTGTGGATATTGTGACAAGGTTAAACAAGTACTACAGTTGACAGGTTGCAGCTATGTGGTCTATAATTTAGGAGAAGACTATACTAGAGAGGAATTTATCTCTGAATTTGGAGAAGGAACAACCTTTCCACAAGTCGTGGTTGATGGAAAAAAATTAGGAGGTTCGGTTGAAACAATTAAATTCCTCAAAGAACAGCAAGTCGTCTGACTCACTAAATAACTCTAACATTCACTTCGACAGGGGAGTGGAACTTATCTTAAGAGGAGGTAAGAGAAAACCAAAAACCTATCAAATTTTTCTTGATAAGGTATTTAAGTTTTTCAATCGACAGATTGAAATTCATTTAGATTTTTCTCTAAATGTAAAAAAAATATCCTCCGGAGATAAAAATGAATTTAGAAGTTAGTTTAGTCATAGGCTCTTTTGTCACTCTACTATTCTTTGTAGTAGGAATTCTTATAGGATGGACAGCGAGAGAATATATGAAAAATTATCGGGAAGTCCCAAGACCTCATCCAGAAATGTTTGATATGCAGGGCAACTTGATACCTGACGAAATTGTCGCATTCAACTTTGAAAACTATCATGACACCGAAAACAACAGCGAAGACGAGGAAACCGAGAACGGTTAAAGTAACTGCTATTCCAGAGTTACCTAAAAATCCATTCGTTTTTGAGATTCTAGACCTTGCATCTAAACAAAGAACTAAGGCAAAAAAGGTTGCAGTATTACAGAGATATGGTGATTTAGCTCTGAAGCAAGTAATGAAATGGAATTATGATACATCAATTGTATCAGCTCTTCCAGAAGGAGAAGTTCCTTATGGTAATTTTGAAGATGATGCTATGACAAGTGGTAATTTAACTACAAAAATTACACTAGAAGTTCGTAGAATGCATGAGCAAGGAAATTTTTCTTTAGGAGCAAGTGATTCTCAAGGACGTACAACAATTCGTAGAGAAGCAAGAAACTTTTATCGTTTTGTAAGGGGTGGACAAGACAGTTTAAGTAATCTACGTCGTGAAACTATGTTTATCAACATTCTTCAAGGACTACACCCACTGGAAGCGGAAATCTTAGTTCTGGTTAAGGATGGAAGATTAGAGGAGCAATATAATATTTCAAAGGATGTTGTCTCAGAAGCATTTCCTGATATTATTTGGGGTGATGCGTGATGGCAAAAACAGAAACAAAACTAGATGGATCTCAATATTCATGTCAGGTGATACTTGAAAAGTGCACACTTGAACAGGCTCATGATAAGTCATTACCAACTGATGCAAGACTTGTTCGTTATAAGGTAGATGGTAAGGATTATCTTGATGTCACGAGATCTGCCAAAGCATCAAATATATTTGATTTATACTTTGATACCTATGGTATGGGTGCTCTTCAGTCGATTGATTATGGTAAAGGAACTATTTCACCCGGTCAGTGGGGGTATAAAACATCAACCAAAAAGAAAAAGCGAAGATAATTCCAAAATATCGCGAAAAAATATTCGGGCCATTTTTTGACCTGTAGGATTTTTTTAAATTTTGTTTAGAACCCATTATTTAGACATTAAATATTTCATTTTGTGTGTTGATTCTAAAAAAATTATTAAATTGTAACACAATTTACAAATTAACTTGCATATATACTTTGAATGTGTTAATATAAACACATCGTTCATCCCATGCCATTACTTTTTTACCTATCTTTATTGGCATCACACGAACCAGTCCATTGGACTATCAAGTGTGAATCGTGGTCAGAACTTGTAGCAGAGGTTAGAGCAGATGAAAATCTACCCGAACCTAATAAGCAAGATCTGATTAACTACTTCGCCACAAAGTTAGAAGGAGAATGTGATGAATTGGGACGCAAGTAAGCCGACACGGAACGGGTTCGTTCATCCCGAAAGGGACGCAAATGCCGACTGAAGGAACGGGATTAAAAACCCCTACTACTACAGGAGAAAACCGATGGCCAAAGTCACATACCGTGGAGTCCAGTACGACTCTGAGGAGTACAACGCAAAAGTGCTTGCGGAAGCAGCACAGCGTAACAGACACGATCTAATGTATCGTGGTCTCAACGTCAAGAAGAAGGTTGGGATGTCATAATGATGGAAGTTATAGAAATCACTCTCGCGAGCATGATTTTTCTGACCATCATCTACGCTGAGACAAAAATCCTTTACGGTAAAGGATAGATCAGATGTGTAAACTAAGGGGGTTGACAACCTCCTTTTTTATTGCTATATTATATTTGTTGGACGCAACATGGGAGTGACTGAATAAACTTACTGGCAACCGCTGGTTAAGGTGATGAG